GCATCGATTCTGAAATACCCATTGCTCTAAGTTTAGCTTTGATAGCACGTTCTTCTTCTTTAAGTTTACGCTCACGAATGCGACGCATAATCTCTTTGAATGTCTTAGTTCTGCCGTCTATTTTTTTAGACTTTTCATCGTCGATAAATGGCTCATCTTTAACGGCAACATTACCGTCACCCATATTATTAGCTGGTGCATCTTCTTCAATTTCTTTAATAATTTCGTTTGTCATATTATCTTCTCCAAGTAGACATATTGCCTTACCTTTTGTTAATTCTTCTGTTAGTTTACTCACACCAGATAATGCCTCGTGTGACTCCAAATATTCAAGTAACGTATTATATTCTTCAGATTCCATTTCTTCTTTGAGTAAATATAATGCAGCTGCATATGTGCCGATTTTAGATTTAACTAGAGGAATCTTGTGTAGTATCCTCTTAAAGTTAAATACTAATCGGTGAAGCATAGTATATTCGTCTTTCTCATCAGTAGTAAGGTTTTTCTTACTCTTAATGCGTTTACCATCTTTGTCTATAATACCAAGTTTAAACGCTTCTTGATCTTCCCAAGCAGTTGTTAAGACTCTTAGAAATTTATACGTGACAAATAAGTCAACCCACTTACCTTCCGTTATTAGCATTTAAACTCCCTCCAATTCTTTTAAAATATTCTTGTCCATATTTATATTGGACATTTCATCCACAGATAGATACCCTAGATATACCATAAAGGATTTCAGTATACTGAAATGGCTTTCTTTTGTATAGTAGAATAACAGCGCTCTAACACCCTCAGTTGAAAATGTATTCTGAAGCACTATTATTGTATTTAATACCAATCTATGATTAACCTGTGTTACATTAAGTAACTTGTTCATGAGTTTAAATTTCTTAAAATCCTCTTCAAACTCTTCTTCCCCTCTATGTTTGGGATTAGAGTAGTGTCGGATAGCAAACATCATGACATTTTTGTCATTCAGCTCATCAAACATTATTAAGCTAGTGTTACACCATTGGCAGAAATAACTGCCCAAGCAGCTCCAGTAAACATTAATAGTGCGGAATCCCCCACATCATTAAACGTAATAGTTGTAGATCCAAGTAAATTTGCTGGTGTAACAACACCATCACCACCACCATCAACGGTCATGGCAAGAAACTTAAGTTGACCGTTGTTACCGTCTGCCAACGTTAATGCTACAGCAGCCGCACCAGTAGAAACTAAAGTTATTACCTCGGTAATTGATACCGCGCCAGTAGCAGTTACAGTTTCAGGTGTTTGTGCTAGATTTAATAAACCTGGAATATTTTCAAATAGGTTAGTAACAGATACTTTCTTATTAACTGGAGATCCACTTGGATCATCGATAACGTGTAGGATGTCTTCACCCGCAATACCGGTACCAATATCTGTTAGTTGTGTAATTTTCTTATTAGCCATTCTTTAAACCCTCCTTAGGGAATTGTTGTGCTGGGACTCAGCTCAAGGTTTTGTACTTATTATTTAGAGAAGAATGATTTTTTCTTCTTCTTGATTACTTCTTTAACTTGCTTAGGAACCGCAAGTGTTGCGACCTTTGGTGATTCTACTGTCAATGAGTTATCTGATACATATAGTTCACCAGTTTCTTCATTTTCCCAACCACGTCCTGTAGCAATTGCATTTGGACACCATTCAGGTGCTGTTTGATTCGCCATGTTATATTTCCTCTGTTGTTTAGTGTGTCTTAGTTTATTTATACAATCTTAAAATGTGATTAGGATTTTAACAAAGTTTTGAATTTGTTTGAAAACTCATATAAAATTCCCCATCGTAGGTCTATCTATCCACAAATTACTAGCAAAAGTCCAACGGTTTCCTAAATCAACTTTAGTCACTCGGTGGGCTTCGCTAGGATCAAAAATAATTAATCTATTAGGCACAGGCTCCAATCTCTCACATTCTCCATTAGATTTCTGAATTTCTAAAAATCCGCCAACAGGCATGATGTCATGACAATAATATACAAACCCGACATATGGGTGGGTTAAAATTTTAGAAGTTGACCAAAGGTGCTCATCTTTGTCGTAGTGCCAATCTAAATTGTTTCTTCCATTCTGGGGCACATTGTTTGTCCAATATTCAAACCCAGCCGGATCAATTTGTTCTTTCGGGTTGTATATATTCCCCCATACATGAGAAGCAAAATCTTCCCAAATATTTGAAGTTTCCTTATTATAGTTGAAGTCATACCACGAATACGGAACCGACTTTTCCCACCGGAATTCACTCATCAAGTCTTTCTTGAACTCTCCATCTTTTAAGAACGAATCAATTATTATCATATTATTATACTATAGTTTATAAACTTCAAATGTGATTAGGATTGTAACAAAGTTTTGAATTTGTTTGTAAACACAGCCAAGAATTTCGGCTGAGATGTAAAGGTGCCTGCGTACCTTAACTGTATTTGTAGTATATCCATCCCGCCAACTTTTACAACATAAGATAGTGTTGCAGCGGTTGCCCCTACATCAAATGCTTGACGCTTGTTGGAATTAAATTCGATTGATATATCTTTATCTTTCCAGCCAAGTTTATCTAATTTTTCAACTATAGTGTCTATCTCATAAACATCAGCCTTTTCAATAACAGCACCGAGCCTCGGTCCGTATCTGCCATTTCCGGTTACTAAGGAGAACATGAAATTGTGGTCTTTTAATTCTTGTAAATCCATTTTTAATACAAGATTTATTAAACTTTCGGCAATAGGTTTTTCGTTATCTTTAATGATATTGGACATCTCTTTAAAAAGTGACCTAGACGATTTAAGAGAAGCGTTAACATAATCATTTCCTAACTTTGTTTTAGTTCCTTCTCTCCCGCCACCAAGAAAGGTTTTCCAGTTTTTTGTGTTAACAGGCTTCTTAATAAGAAGTTTCTCTTTCATGGCCTTTTTTATAACTTTAACATAAAACTCAGATTTCTTTACATTTAATTCTTCTTTAATATGCACAAGATCTGGTCCATTTAAAATTGTATCAAAAGCTTTGTTAAGAACTGTAGGGTCTCCAGATTTCTTAGAGGGTTTCTTTTTAAGCGAAACCCCAAAATACGTTTCACCCTTTTTTAAAATCAAATCAGAAGAATTAAAATCCTTCATACCATAAGAATTTCTTTTAAAGTGTGCTACTTCATTTGGCCATTTAACACCCGTCATGAACACTTTATCCGCTTGGCCACCAAGCATTTTCTTTAGGGCATTGGCCGCTGATATTGCCTGACAAACATTAGTATATGCTTTATCAAACAAGTCTATTTGTCCTTGTGTATGACCTTTCGACTTAGAGACATTATCCCGTGCTTTGTCAATTAATGCATCAAGTTCTTCAATATTTTCAGGGTCTTTATAGTCTAGACACGCAAAAATACCAGTAAGCAGTTCGTTAGGGTCGTCTCTAACCTGTCCTTTTGTTCCAGATGGTTTAACTCGGACATATACGGAACGTGTGAGGTCCTTATGAGAGAAGTGATAATCTTTCGCAGCTCTGGCAGACGCCACATTCTCAGTTTTAAATTCTGAGTCAGACTCAATAATTTCTCTAGCTAGAGCTGAAAATTTAATTCGGTGTTTATCGTCTACAACTTGAGTGATGGTAATTCTCTTTGAATTGTCATCTTTGTGTTTGGTTTGGCCATCTATAGATACAATTTTAGAGTCAATTGATTCCACGAGTTCAATTGCGCGCTGGAGCTCTTCTGACTGAGATAATTCTTCCGCTTCAGTTAATAAGTTTGTCCAATCATTTAGTAGTGCAGATTTTACTCGGGCAGATGGTTTAATTTCTAATTTCATTTTTTGAGTGGAAATATATTTTGAAGTCTTTAGCCACTCAGAAAGGCCGAGTGGTTTAATGTTCATTTCTTTTTGAACTAATTTAAATAGACTATCCGCCTTCTTAAACCCAGAAGGAAGACCGGTCTTAAATAATTTAAAGTTATTAGAGATTGCCGCGGCTCTCATCTTAGATGCAGACATACCCTCAACACCCTCGGCATCAGGATCTCTTTCACCCGCAGACTTAACTGTAATATCTTTAAAATCGTAGAATCCGTGTGTAGACTTTTTACCATTATACTTTGATATTAAAGATTTAAATTCAGATACTCTATCCGAACCTACAACCATAGTAACAGACTCAAAACCATCATTCTGAAGCTTAACTAATACGTCAAAGACTGTATTAACTGGCGAGTCCATCACATATATCGAATGTTTTGGGAACATTGCCCGCACATACTTTACTTTAGCCTTGAAGGAAAGGGGGTTCTTCTTTTTGTCTTGGGTCTTCGACATGTATAGTCTATATTCAGAACCCGCAGCAGCTTTCTTAAGTGCGTCAAGTAATTTACCATGACCAGTCGTTGGTGGGTTTAGTCTACCAAAAGAGAATACTATTGAACTCATTTTTCCCAGCCTTTGATTATGTCTTTAGAGAAATTATTTGCAGAAAATTCCATACGGTCTACTAGCTTAACAGCAGAACCTGTATTGTCAATAGCAACATAACCTTCTGTGCCAGATACTTTAAACCCGTCCTTAGTTTTCACAAAGGTGGATATGTCAGATACTTTGTTTAATTTATCTATAAGGATTTCTTTAGCATCTACTAAATGATTTTGAAGTGTAAACATTAACTCAAGATTCTTCTTATTTGAATCAGAGAAGAATGACATCACATCGTCGCGGGCTTTAGCCTTACGGTCTTTACCTGCAGTAGACTTAAGTTTACTAATCTGTTTTTCAAATCTGTCATTAATCCACTTAATTAACTCATCAGTGTGTTTCTTAGGATTAGTAATTTTCTCTTGAGCTCTAACCTTTGTATTATTAAAGGTATTAATTAACAAATTAATTTCAGAGTTAGAAGAAACATCGTTTATTGTTGTTTTTGCAATCTTTTTGAATATTTTACCAGCGGCTGATAAGTGTGCTGTAACAGAATCAGTCTCATCCTTTGTCATATTAGCTGTGCCTGATACGTCATCAAGGTCTGCAGTTCTCATCCATACAGAACTCGTTTTCTTAAAGTCTGCTATAGAAATGTCAAATGATGCAGACATGTTTTCAAAAGAATCACCAGTATATTTTGTATGCCATACTACACCAATCTTAGCCTTTAATATAGGGTCGGCTTGTTCGAATGGAACTGCATATACAATGGTGTTTGGGTGGAATGTAATATAGGATTTAGAATCAATACGTGCTTTTTTCAGGTCTGATTTAGTGAACATAATGTCACCCTGATACACACCTTGAATGCCTAACTTTTTAAGTTCTGTATAAGCAATCTTAAGCTTAGTCGCTAAGTCACCAGATGTGTCGTCATCAATATCAGAATGTGATTTGTATACCTTAGGGTTCTTATTAAAGATACCTTTCTTGGCAACAAAGAACTCACCATCCTGAGGGTCAATCCCAGCGAATACAGCAGGTGCGCCGTCCCATTTAACCGTAACAGAATGAGATGTTGATGTATCACCTGCCAACATATCTCTTAGAGATCTGAGAGCGTTAATAACACCACGAGTACCATTAACACCACCGTCAAGAACCAAGTCCTCAAGGTGTGTCATATGCGTATTCTTCGCCTCAACGAGCGGAACGACTTCGTATTGATTAAAATTAATCATTAATCTGCAGCTCTTTTTGCTTTTACTTTGATACGGTCATCAATCACAGCTTTCTTCTTAGCTAATTTCTTCTCAATTGCCATCTTTTCTTGGTCAGATAATGTCGACCAAGCTTTTCCGCCAGTCAGTTTATTAACAAAGAAATTCTTTGCTTTCTTATGCGCTTTAGATTTAATTTTCTCAGGGGAAGCAATCTTCTTGGCAGAGCGTTCCTTCTTGATTTTAGTGGAAGATTTTTTAGCCAGCTTGGCCATGTTACGAGCCATTTTCCTTCTAACTTCCTTGGAAACTAGTTCGTCTAGTTCATCGCTCATAATACACCCTTTGATTAGATTGTTATAACATAACTTATTTATAATAAACTAAAACTATACTACAAACCCTGAATAATTCTTTTTCTTTGTTGTATCAGTAACGGGATTGGTTCCAGTTCCAACTAACCCATTCTGTGCATTATCTTCAAGGTCATAAAGCCTCATTCTTGACCTATCAATTCCAACAACAAACTTCTTATAGTAACTTAAATCATTATATCGGTTCTTAAGTTGTTTAATCATTATCTGATTCATTTCCTCAAGTTCCTCTGTTGATATTAAGGCCAACATTAAGTCACAAGTTGCAGGAAGTCCAATAGACTCTGCTGTATTGGTTAGATCAATATCAGCATCACCCATACCAGATCTATTAACCTGTGTAGCAGTTACCACGGGACAGTTCTGAACAACGGCCATTCCCCTAAGTTCTTCTGCAATAGATTTAATTATTGTGTATGAGTTTGCATTAGAACCTTCTTTATATCGTTTAGACGCACAAAGGTTAATATAATCGATAAAGATAATATCAGGTTTAAACCCCTTTTTAATCTTAAGTTCCTCAAGTAGATGTTCAAAGTGTCCAACGTGCGCAGATGAAGTTGGGTATTCTTTAATAACCAACTTACCATGACTCTTAGACTTTACCTTAGACAACCTCGAATCAAACTCGACCTTATTAAGTTTAGTTATTTCTGAAATATCTACATCAAGTAGATTAGCATCAATACGCTCTGCAATTCTTTCCTCTGCCATCTCAAGTGTAATATAAAGAACATTCTTACCTTGAGTCATTGCAGAGGCCGCTTGGTGACACATAACCAAAGATTTTCCGACACCTGTGGCCGCCAGGAAACATAATAAAGATTTGTTAGGTAATCCACCCCTTGTAATCTTGTTTAGTATCTCGAGATCGAAAGGAATCTTTTCTTCTTTGCGATGATAAAACTCAAATCGATCTTCAGCTGAATCAAAGTAGTCATGACCAACATTCGAATCAAATGATACAGCTAGTGCATCAGACAATATTGACGGAAGAGCGTCTGGACTTAAATCCTTCTCTTTACCGTCAATAATCGATATAGACTTTAGAACCGCATTATATACAGATCGATCTTTACAAAACTGTTCAGTTTCATTAACTAACCAATCATCATTTACATCAAGTGGTTTAATGTCTGAAATGTATTTCGTAATTTCAGTATGAGCATCACCCGTTAGATTTGTCCGTTTATTAATAGAAATTTCAAGAGCTTCAACCGATGGGATAGAGGAATATTCTGTTACATATGCATCAATTTCTTTAAAAAGTTCTCTTGTTACTGCACCCTGAAAGTATTCAGCTTTAACGAACGGAATGACCTTCCGCAAGAATGTCTCGTTCGTCACTAAGCTCGCTATAATCGTCTCTTCTATCATCTTCACCTTCAATACTTAATTGGTTATCTATAAGCTCAACTAATATGTCTGAAATAATAAATTCAAACTCACCAGATCCTTTATACTTAACCTTGTTAGGATTAACCATAACTTCATAATCAAATTGCATAACGGGTGGTTCGGCATCAGTGAACCTCACATTACCATAAATTAATACCATCCCGGTATACGGGCCAGTAAGAATCTTAATACCAGTTTTGTCTGGGAATTTCTCATTATCAACAGGAGTCCATCTTGTCTCTCTCCTGTTAGGTTTAACATGTCTATATTTTATCTTATTATTCATTATAACTTATTTTCCGTTAATTGTAAACCTAAATTTTATATTTCTTTTCAATATATTCATTAAACTTCTTATCTTCAAATATGGGAGCCCAAAACTCTTCGTTAGAGGTGTCCTTTTCTCTAAACTTCTTCTCTTCAATTTCACCAGTTTCAGTATTCACTCTTGAGTACCAACCAATCTTAGGCTTCTGAACAAAATTACCTTCAAGAGCAACATCAAGTAACCCTGAATACTTCCCGATACCACCTTCCCAAGATACTGAGATAGGAATCTTAGACTTCTCTTTAACAAATCTAGACTTCTCTACATTAATGATAAAGTTATAACCCTTAACTTCAGTGCCGACCTTTTCTTGTTGACGACCGATAATCCAAATAGTATTTGCTGAATA